TCTCGGCCGTGCGAATCTTGAGTCCCATGCGCTCTAGCTTGTCGTCGTGAGCCTTGCGGGCTTCATCACGCATTTTGTTCATGTGAATGCTCCTCAGGTGTTCGGAAGAACGCCGAATTTCTGCGCCGCTCTGCCGGCAAGCGATTGACTTTCAGGATGGTTGACGAGATCGGAAACCAGATTGAGCGCCGCTATGCGTTCGCGGGATAGCCGATCGGCCTGTTGATCTGCGCTTTCCTGCAATTGCATATCCTGCTTGACCTGCATGTCCTGCGCTTCGGCATGGGCGTGCATCAAAGCCACCTGTTCCTTGACCTGGCTGTCCTTCGCCTTGATCGCGAGTTCAGCTTGATCATTCTGGGCATCTTGCTGCTGTGCTTTCGCTTTCAGTGCGAGCTCAGCAGCCTTTCCCATCATTTCCGGCGTCATCCCCGGAGAGCCCTGGTCCGGTGCATTGAAAAGGCTTTCAGCATCCGGGAAGCCCAGCATGTGCAGCACGCGCTCATCCACGGCGCGCTTATTGTACAAATCCGGCGACATGGCCTGGAGCTGTTTCAGAGCCATGGCCTTCATCAGGCGGTGCATATGGCTTGGCGTGTTCGGATCGGCCTGCGGGACGAGAGACGCATCCTCAAGTGCCGCCGTGAACTTCGCCTCATCCCACACCATGTGACCTTTGACGGAGCGGATGAACGATTGCGGGTTTTCCCGGAAGCACTCCTTCAGGAGTTGGAATTCTTCGGCCTGTGCGCTATGGAGGCGCTTGTGCACCGCATCCATGATCTTGGTGGCCTGTTCGATCAGCGCGAGCGTCGTGCCTACCGGAGCGTCCTGCTTTCCCTCGCCTACATTGATTTCGGCGGTGCCCCCTACTCTCTGACCTGTCTGCCCGACCTCGGAAATGAAAGCCGCAAACGCTGCCGACACATCCTTGTAGGGCAGCGGCATGATCTGATCGCCGATCTTTGCCCCATTCAGGTCGAACGGAACACCGCCACCCGGAGGAATGCGGAAATCGAGCGTATTCTGCCTTCCGGCCTGTTTGGCGTAGATGAAGCCCGGGAAGTTCGAAAACATCCCGTTATCGAGCATCAGGCGCCATGCGGCCGTCAGCGCGTTGTCGGTGTTTCCGAGGATTTGCAGCAGGCCGATATCGTAGAAACCAAACCCCGGAACGAATGGGTATTTGACGAATGCGATCTTCGCCAGTTTGGCCGGATCGTCCTCATTCCAGTTCCTTCGGATTTCGAGGACCTGCCGGCTGTCCTTATCGATGACGACGCGATACGGAAGAGCGAGACCGGTTTCCGTGCCGTTTTCCTTATCTTCGAACCCCCTGATATTCAGTTCGCAATAGCATTCGTAGATCGTATGGTCGCGATCCTCGGGTTGCGATGTCTGCTGCTGGTTGACGCCTTGGACGTTGGCGATTTCCAGATTGACCGGATTGAGTTCCTGCGGGTTCGGGGTGATCAGTTCAACGTCGCGATAGGCGCCTGCGATCTGCATCCGTCGAAGCGTCGACGGTTTCATCATGATCTGGTGCGTGAAGCGGCGCGAATTGCGTAGGTCTGTCGCCGCATCCGAAACAATCAGGTCTTTCGCGTCGACCGATTCCGAAACTGGCCGATTGCGGATCGGGCAGTTATAAACCTTCTTGAACCCACAGCCGCCGAACCCGACGAAAAGCAACAGCCGATCGGTGTCCGGATAATATTCCGAAGCCACCGTGGTCAGGTAGTAATTCAGATCTTCCTCAAGGCCTTCGGCCAACTCATCATTGGTGCCATCCTGCAGGATTTTATCAGTGACTTTGATCGGCCCCGACGCCGGCAGCAATTCTCCCCGCGCATTGGCCTGGAACCGAAGAACCGCTTCCAGAAGGAGCGGATGTCGAACGGTGGATTGTCCTTCAACTCCAGTCGAGGCAGCATCGGCGCCCGACCGTGGATTTTCCAGTTTCAGCCCAAGAAGACGAATCCCCTGCGCGCGGTTTTCTAGCCATTCCTTGCGGGATTCGTCATCCTGCTGAATGCCGAGAAGCAAATCCTCAGCGATACGATTCAACTCGCCAACATCGATATATTCGGCCAAGTTCGCGTTGTGAGCGCGTGCGCCGCCGGGATCGCGAGTTCCTGCATTCGGCGAGAAATCGATCTCGACCCCGCCATCGTCCAGTTCAATAATAGTTGCGCCCGTTGCGGGATCGACGGATACGTTGCTGACTGGGCCATCCGCATCGAGGACAATTTCCGAGCCGCCGAAATCCGGCATGACGGGCGGCATTTCCCGGATGGTTGACGGCACCATCAGTCCAGCCTGGATAGCGGCTGAGTTTCTAAGGTCGCTGATGACAGCCATTGTCTAGCCTCGACCTGCCAACCGGATTGAAACAGATTTACGCGGCGCCCGTTGCCAGCGCAGTTTCAAAGGGCCGAATGCAAAAAAGAAAAGAAAGCCGCAGAACCACAAGCGTCGTCCACGAACGTTATAGTCTGGGCGCGCTATATAAGCCGCGAAAATGCTACCATTCTGGGAATCAACGAGCCATCCTCTCTCCGCACCCCAATTGCGGAGGTACCTGGCTCTTGGCCACCACATGAGAAGCCACAAACCAAAGGGAGTAGTGAGGCCTTGGCGCGACAAGTAATATTCCTGCCGATTCATGCCTAAGCGCGCCACTATCGATGCCTCTGCGCTACCAGATCGCGCACGGCCTGTTCACTTCCGGCCGTCGCTACAAGCTCGAAACCGATGAAGGCTCCCCATTTGCCGTCGCCGATTTCTCGAAATGTGAAGAGACGCGAGAACGGAATTGGCATCACATGCCCTTCCCCATTTCGAGCGTGCGAACACGGTCGGTGAGGTCGGCCACGCGATCGAGCATCTGGCTCAGCGCTCCTTCTAGCATCTTGATGCGCTGGTACAGCGCCTGTTCGTCCATGCGTTCGCTTCCAAGAGGCATGCCCTTGGGCGCAACTGCTTCGGTTTTCGTCATGATTTCCTCAGGCCGGGTAGAGAGGCCTTTGCGGTGGTTTGTAGGCGAGTTCGCTGCCCATTTCCTGCGCGACCTCGGAACCATGGACCAGCAAGCCGGTCTCACGAAGATGTTTCAGAGCCTGCGTCACCGAATCGTGCAGATCGTCATGCGTACCCTTTGGGAACGCCGCCATCTGCGTAATCACGGCGTCGGCCCATGAACGATCCGGGGCGTAGATCATCTCATCGGCGAATAGAGGTTGCACTGTATAGGTGCGAGCCGTCTTGTCGCCCTTTGGCTCGATCAATTGGACCGTGTAACGTTCATAGGCATACAGACGGCGCAGTTCCTGGCTTACCGAAATACCCGTGGCCTTATTCTCGATCAGAAGCCGATCGACCTTGAAACGCTTGCAGGTAGCGTTGACCTTTTCGACGCAATCATGAAGCGTGATCCTGTCTTCCCATGCGCTCATTAGGATCGCGCGAGGAAGATCGTATTCGTCGTAGAACAAACCCCATACCGTTAAGGCGCACGGATCGTTCTCCTGCTTCTCTGTGTAGGCTCCGTCCAGTGATGCGACGATATATGAACACGCTGGAAATTTCCGGAACTCCGGGTCGTCCGGATCATCAGGATTTCCCCACAGTTGCCAGTATTCCCGCTTTATGATCCCGCCACCACGAGGAGCCGGTGATTGTTGGTATTGCCCGCTGTAACCGTAAGGCCCGAGAACCGTCTTGATCGCCTCGACCGACTGCCGGGAAAACCGTTCAGGCCACGCCAGTTCGCCATCCTTCTCGCGGGGATCGGTCCAGCCGATCGAAGTATGGTAGCGCCGGCTATCCCATTCCATCGGGATCATCAGGTGCTCGTAGCCGCCATCCTCGATAATGGCGCCTGAAACATCCTCCTCGTGAACCCGCTGCATGATGACGACGATGGAGGACTTCTCCATGTCGTTCAGGCGGTTCGACATGCCTTCCCGGAACCAGCGAACCGTTTCCTTGCGGACGGCTTCCGACTCCGATTCCTTTACATTGTGTGGGTCATCGAGGATGACGATATCGCCGCGCTCACCCGTTCCGACGCCGCCGACAGAAGAGGCAAACTTAAACCCCATCTGCGAATTGCTGACACGCTCCTCGCCGATCTTACGAAGGCTGAACCTGTCTCCCCAAAGCCGTTGGTAATCCTGCCCTATAAGCAGGTCACGAAACTTGCCGTTGTCACGGTACGTCAGTGATGCCGCGTAGGAAAAGGCTACGAACCGTAGATGGGCAAGACCGAGCGGTCCCCACATCCATGCCGGCCAGAAGACATTGCACTCCAGCGACTTCATGAAGCCGGGAGGGACATTTATCAGAAGTCGGTTCAGATCTCCGTAGGTGACAGCCTCCAGATGCTCGCATATCGCTTCGAGAGCCCATCCCTCGACTAACTGGCGTCCCGGCTCTAGCGCACTCCAATGCCGCTTCGTAAAAGCCAGAAGGCTTTCCTGGCAGTCGATCTTGTCCAGTTCGTCCAACGCCCACTGAGGATTGGCGAGCGAGAACCGGATCGCATTTTCCAGAGCGGTCATTCAGAATCGTCGGCAGCTTTCCGGGCTCGCGCCGTCACCAAACCACGAACCATCTCGCGCTCTTCATCCGTCAGATCGGCAAGCTGATTGGAATGCTCGACGCGGATTGGCGCTCCATCTGGACCGGTATGCTCGTGGCGCTCGACAAACATGCCGAGATGTTTAGCGAGCTTCTCCAGCGCGCTGTTCTTGTCCCATACCTTTATTTTGTGGACGTACTCGACCTTCGCATTCCGTCTGCGAGCGAGCGCGCCACCCTGCGGCTGCGCATCCATTTCATCTCCAGCTTGGCCCGGCAGCGTCTTCGTCACGACCTCGATTGAGGCTACCGATGCAGCAAAATCATCGTCCCACTCAGACGGAGCAAGCAGACTACCGTCTGCGTCGAAAGCGCGGCGAATATCCGAGAACCCAAGTCGCGATAGCTCTTGAAGGACTCGGACGACGGTCACTTCCGCCTTCTCAGCGCCTTTGTGAACAAGTTCGGCCACGCGGGATTCAATGTTCACATTTGTTGATAGGCGCGGCCGCGACGTATGCTTCCGATGCAGAAAGCCCTTTCGCCAGCCCTTGGGCGAACGTTTCATGTTTGGCATTTTCCAATACCGCCATCAGTGGACGCCTGACTCCACCAGCCTGCCGATCACCTGCTCATCCAGCCCGCGACCGAATGGGATGGCCTCGGCCTGATCTTGGCTCCTGGCGATGATGCGACCGCCATAGGTTTGCCCGTTCGCCTTGAACTCGGTGAGATAAACAGCACCGATGGAAGCGAGATGATT